TTAGATTCAACTGCAATGCTGGATCGTTTTCAATCTCAATTGAATTCTGACGGTTCTCAGTATCCTGTAGTCTACATTCCCTTTTAGTAAATGCATCACCCATTGCTGATGGTTCTGCATACCTTTGTGAAAATTCTTGAAAACTAAAACTTCTGTGACGCACAATCTGATGTGCAATATCACGAGTAGTCTCAATCTCTATGCAAGCGCTAGCCATCTCCAATGGCGACCAATGTTGGTGTTTACATAGATATCGTATGAGTTTTTCGCTCGTTTTGTGCGATTGTTGGTTCGCTGGATTGGAGACACGGGCGCAATACGATATAAGTTCCTGTACATCGTTACCGACATATAACTCTCCTTCTGGTGGTTGTGAATAACTAATTAGTCGTGCTGTAGTCAGCATGGTATTTACTTCCTTATTCTCGTTGTTCATTCTCTTTTTCCACCTTTGTTAATATATTCAAAAGAGCAGTTTACCGTCATACTCAGGACGGACACCCTAGTTAAACCGTTTTGGTCTAGGACGATATGTACCCCGATTTGCATTTTCAGCAAGTCGTTTACTTAGGTCTTGATCCCGCTTCACAAGTTCAGCGTTCTCGTACTCTAGTGACTTCACTCGAGCGTTAGTCTCTTTCAACTTTGCACGATAGAAATCTCTTTCCCTAATAAGCTCATCTGACATCAGAAATTCTCCTTCACAGTCTTGAGCAATTGCAATCTACATTTATGCTTATCATAAGTCAAAAATGCACCATACTTGACGATTAAACGTCTACTATCAGGCCAAATTAAATCATCTTGTAGTTCCTTATCCCAATGTTGTATATAGTTCAGCAATCCCTGTAGGATTACCATCGTTTCCAGACTAATCCTCTTTGCGAGGAAGTTCTTTAATAATACAGGATGTTGCCCATTTTTGCAAGAGAAAATTTCATCAAATTCTGATATTTGTGAAAAAACTAATGTCATATCTGTAATGAAATTGTATGTCAGCGACTGTTTGTTCTTAGACCATTCCAGATAATTTTCTTCTTTGAAATCTCCTAACCACCCTTTAGGTGATTTAGCAAAGTTAGCAACAAAATATTCTAGTGTTTGTTCCTTGTATTTTCGTGCAACCCTAGCGAAAAAGTATCTATCTTTCCTTTTGAGAAAAGATGCCTTGGATGCACGAGTTTTACCACCGTACTGTGTGTAGTCATAATCTGACGTAAAATGCAACTTTAGACCAAGATACATCTGATACGCTTGCCAACCTTCCATTGGATTACTCCTTAGATGGGTAGAGTTGCTACTCTTGGCAAGAAGTTCAGTTCTCTTGCATCTGCTTCGATTTTTTCTTTTAGTGGTTTTGAGATGAGGGGAGCAACAGCATCAGGCTCCATTTGATTCTTCTCACAATAATCCAAAATCGCATCCATGTATGATGTTTGTCCAAGTCCTTCTTTTACAATCTCTTCAATCTTAATTGCAAACTTCTTTGGTGTCATCACTGCTAATTCTTCTAGATTCATAATATACTCCTGTTAAGTGATGAGGGGAAGCGAAAGGAATACTCTTCCCCCCATCTTATAAAGCAGAGCCAGCGTATAAGTACTGGGTGCAAAATGGCATTACGACTTTGTAGTTACGAACTTATAAAGTTGTTCTGCCTTCTCCATGATGTCTTGTGGGGAATACATTTTTGGTGTATACCTAGCAAAGACTTCATCTAAATCTTTTTGTTGTACCTTTGCCTGTTCCAACATTTCAAACAGTTTTGTTTGAGCAGTGTCATACTCTCTATCGAGCATATCTCTTGCAACTTGCAAAGTATCGAACCGTAGTTCAAAAGGATTTTTGTTAGACATAATATTTCTCCTGTGTCTGTGTTGTGTGATTGTGGACTAACCGTTGATCCACACGGATGTATTAAGGCATCACCCTATTCGTGTTCACCACCGGCGCCTCTACCAAATCCACCAAAAAATTCTGGTTTACGTTTGGCAGTTTCAAATGTCGCAACAGTAATCACAATTGCACCAAGTAATAGAGTATGGACAACGATGTTTACACCTACCCACGCCCATGTACCTGTCACTACTGTGAATACAATCACCCACATCCACGCCAGTACTTGCATAATCATATGTCTTGTACCAGTGTGTGGAATCGCACTAAGTGGATTGTAGTCCGAATTCATAACAGCGTTCCAACTGTTTACTATAAAACTTCTCATTGGGTATACCCCTTTTTCAAATGTCACTTTCAGAGGATAGTTTGCATCGACAATATCTTTGAACTCAATAGCATCATATACATCAGTGAAGTATCTGATTACCTTTTGTTCTCTAAAATATCCTGTCACTCTATACATACTAACTCCATAATTATCGTTTCAATCTTAGCAGTTTGAGAAGTTCGTTACGTTTGTGTTCTTGTATCAATCTTCGATACACCCACAATTGCCAAAGTTCCATATCACTCTCCTTTTTACAGTTGAGTGCGTTCCTTCTGCATTATAGCATACTTCCGTCCTTAACTAAGGATGAACGTGGTAGGTTATTCTGTTACTAGGAAACCTACCGAAACCCTATCCGATTATGCTGCTAGAGCAAAATCTTGAGGTGCAAAGTTATCGTTTGCGTTTAGTTTTTTTGGATTATTAGGCATCCATCCCACAGTTCTACTCTTTCCTATTACCATCAGTCGATCCTAGTTCGCCCCCATCATAATTACTCGATTTACCAACACCTGCTAGATATCTTACTGGTGTCTTTTCTTGTATCTTAAACAGTTTTATAAAAAACTCTGTTAGTCTATCAAACATATTGTCCTCAAGTAATTATGGTGGAGGCGTTGGGTACTGCCCCCAAGTCCTGTCTAGTTTTCAGATTGTATCAACAAACTGTATTATATTTATACCATAGGGGGTTTCAATTGTCAAGAAGTTTTACTATAGAAAGTCTAGTTTCTATACCCCTTACTGCCTTCTCAAAAATATTACTGTTTATCTCTAATCCTCTGCCGACAGAGATGAAACAAGTATATTTGTTTGATGGTATAAACTCCAAGATACTAACCGTTCCTGTGTCTACATTACCAATTACTTCAACAGCAGTTTTGCTATCACTTATGTATCTCATAAAACCAACTTCACCATGTGATTCTAAGAAGTTTTTCTTTACCACATCATAAGGGTCAGTAGTACAAGTTACTGGTTTGCTAGAGGTAAACACTTGAGGTTGAGGTGGTGTTACTTCTGGTTTTTCTAAATCTTTTGGTTCTGCGAAAGCGGCGCTACTAAACAGGAGCACCGATAACGGCAGGACTTTCATCAATTTCTTCATTTTCTTTTTCCCATTGCTCTGTGAACATATCAATGGTTTCAATAAGAGGTTCTAGATAATCATGCTTTTCTCTTACAAACTCTTGAACTAGTCCATCTTCTGTAACGACTAGAATCACAATCTGGTTAATCTCGATTCCAGTTCTTTCTTCAAACATCTCTGCATAGGCAGATGCCTGCATATAATATTCAAAGTTGTAATCATCTTTTCTTTCAGAACGTGAAGTCTTAAAGTCAATGATTGAGGGAACACCGTTCCATTCTGCAATACAGTCTACACGACCAGCAAGACGATACTTCTCACTCCATAGTCCACATTCTTGTGCGAAAATATTATTTATACTCTTTTCCAGAGTTGGTTTTAGTTGTGAGAACAAACACCAAGGCAAGAACGATTGTTCTTCTTTGATAACCTCTTTGTTGTTTAGGAAATCCTCACACATATGGTGAACAGCAGTTCCACGACCAGCAGCGGTTCGCATGATATGATTGGCAACATCGTTACCAACTCTTTCACGCCACTTTGCAAGTCCTTTTTGTTTCTCTTTACGAGCACCTAGTACAGTAGTAATAGATGGAAACAATCCAGTTGGTGTAACATAGAATCGCTTTCGATTTACGGTTTTTGTAGATACCTCTGGGATATCCACACTTACATGATTAAACATAATATAGTCCTCTTAGTTATTAAACTTTTGATTTACCACCACGGCGCCACTGTTCAGCGGCAGGAACACGAATAAACCTTTTATTCGTTTCGTTCTTATTTGGGTTTGGAATAGTCAACATGACATTCTTACCCCTTAGAAAAGCAGCGAGTTGGTTATCCAACCTTTCGGTGCTTTGCATATAGTCTTTGCGAGTTGCTTTGACAATATCTCTTGCGACACATCTGCGTTCCCCTTTGGAAGTCTGATGCGCCCTTGATTTCTTTTTACCCATCCTCTTGTTCTTTCTTAATCTTGCTGATAAGGTATTCTTTCACCATACCAGAGCGAACAATATCGCCCAATGTAAACTCAATATTTGAGAATGATTGCATTCCTCTAAGAATACTCATAAAGTGTTTGATGCCTTCTTTCTCTACGTGCTTCTGCAAATCACTTTGGAAGAAATCTCCACAGAACATAATCTTTGAATCCATACCAACACGAGTAATGATTGTGTCCAGTTCATGGAAGTTTAGATTCTGTGCCTCATCCACAATGATGATTGCGTTATCTAATGTTATACCACGCAAAAAGGAAGTTGTCAAGAACATTAATGAATTTTGATTCTTTAATCTGTCATACAACAGACTAAACGCTTGTTCGTTGGGTTGTTCAAACATGAACTTCACCATATTCTGGTAAGGTACTTGGAACAACGCTGTCTTATCTTCCTCATCGCCCGGCAAGAAACCAATCTCACGAGTTGGTACTGCACTTCTTACGATGTACACCGTATCGTATTTTGATTCGTTTCTAAGAACTTCTTCTAGTGCCATATACAACGTGATAAAGGTTTTACCTGTACCAGCGGCACCATATAGAAAAAGGTTCTTGCCAAGTTTGTAATCAGCAAATGCTTTCTTTTGGTTGTCTGTAACTGCACTGACAGATACCATATTGTCAATGCGAATATCTTTTGCTTTTGCCATTATTTACTTCTCCACTTCTTACGATGCTTTTCAACAATTGCATCGGTCTTTACCTGTTTAATACTTTTCTTACCGTACCTATCTGCAAGTGGACTGCCTGGATGCGCCTCTGCTGCTTTGGAGAATACCTCATCCAAACCACCGCCTGGTTTTACACCACCGCTACCAAGTCCACCCACAATATGGGGTGCAGTAATAACTCTTGTTAAGTTGGGATTGTCTTTTATAAACTGGTCTAAGTCTTTCCAACTCATCATGTGAGTTGTCACCTCACCAGTTTTTTTGTCCTCAAAATCATAATTTGGCATATTATTCCTGTATATTCAATTGTTTTTTCAATGTCTCATTCTCTTTAATGAGTTCTGTATTTCTATTTAGTACTTTGTAGTACGCATCCGTCAGGTGATGACTGTCTATCTTATGCAGTTCAATTTCTTTCTTGAGTTGTCCAATCTCTGCTCGTAGAGATGGATTCTCATAATTCCAATAGTCTGATTTTCCTTTACCGTCATATTCATGCGACATTGTTTACCTCGTACCAGAAAGGAGCGCCTCTCTTTTTCCATTTAGCAAGATGTTGCTTATACTTTATATAGTAGTCCTTGTAACTCTTGATTGACGATGGATTCTTTACGTCATCAGGCATTGCTGGGAATGGTTCACAGAAACCAGAATCATACATATGTTTTGGTGCATCTGCAAGAACCTCATGCAGTTTGCGAAAACTCTCATGTGGCACGTTCTTTTCGTATCGCCACATGAACTCTGTATTCAGTTCAGTCCACATATCATACAACCACCTGTAGTTCTGTTTTGACTTACGAGTCCAGATACCACTTGGATGGTTGATATGTGATGCTTTGTACAGAGTTGTTTCCATAACATCATCATCTAAACGCCACCGTTTGATACGTCTACCATTCTTTGTTCTGTCATAGTATTCTGTACCATCAAGCACACGATGTGCAGTAGACATCAATTGAGCGTACTCAATAATCATCTTACTGCAATGACTGTCATTGTGCATCTGGGCACAAACCCTCGCATCGTTGT